ATTATTTATTATGGTAATATTATTATCGTAGTATAATGTATAGGATAAAAGATGTGCTTACCCAGACGAGACAACGAGAACATAAGAATAATGGATAACGGCGATGAAGGTTGCTGCACAATATGCGGCGGTAAGTTCAAACATACCAAACGATATGTAATGATTAACGGATTAAATGAAGTTATATTCAGCACTGCACATCGTGGCTGCCTAACAATTATGGGACGGATTAAGCAGCGGCAGCAGGAGATAACAGATTTGGAATGGAAGATATGGTTGATGAAGGTAACCAACAACGGAAGATAACCCACAAAATGATATATGCTGATAGAATATATCATTTTGATATATCCAGGACAGGATAATATGACTGTATAATTGGATAAATCAATCTAAAAACGAGAATTATCATATAAATATATGAATTCCACTATAAAATTTAAATTTTAAGCTGTATATCACATATTTGAATGATATTTCCAGTTATTTATTTGATTTATCCTGTTATATATACCATTTATCCTGATGGTATATATGAATTTCATTTATCCTATTCATCTTTGATGTAGGTTTTCGCAGTTCCCACGCTGTGGGCCATGAACTCGGCATCGTCTTCTTGCTCGTTCAATATCTTACCGTACTTGTTGGATAAATATATGTGACGCAACATAGAAGCTCCCACTTTCTTACCGAGTATGCTGTTCAGTGACTTGGTCATACGGTTGCTGTTTGTGCGTGCATCGTCGTCAGGGAACAATAAGTAGTCGCCTTCGTTTAAGTTCATTTGCTTGATGTACCATTTCAGCACAGGCATAATTTCGTCCGGTACGTTAATCACTTCCTTACCTGACTTGGCAGTCTTGAAGTTGTTGAAATAATACTTACCTTCCTTGATATCTACATAGTTCTTCTTGTCGTTGTCGCCCTTACCAATCACGGTATAATACCAATCGTTACGGCGGGGCGGCTGCAACACGTACAGTGCGAGTATCATATAATTCTCAATGACCTTACGGTCGGCGTTAGACATACGTGGCTTCTTGGCTACATCTTCCGCCTTGTCTTTGAGTTTTTCAAATACTTCTTTCACTTGGTCCCACGACAACCAATTTTCTTTCTGTGTCTCGGTCTTTTGATGCACTGGCTTCTCTGCAAAAATGCTGCGTTCCTTGGCAAACAACACACGGTAATAATTGTTGATTCCCTCCCACATCTTACCTTTCTGCCGGTTCAAAATTGCCACGATGCTCGCCACGTAACTCTTACGTGTGTTGTCGTTTGCAATTGCTTCCAACTTTGATTTGATTGTGGGCTTCGCCTTTAAGAACGCTAAACTGTCAAACGGCTTGTTGTCGTTTAATATACGTAACTTAATTAAGTACATCTCTATCGTCTTCTGTGAGAGATTTTGGTCGGTAAGCGTTTGCTTCAATGAGTCCATAAATTTGGTATCCATTATATATACTTGTATTAGATAATTATATAGCCGTTTTATCTCTAAATGATTATCTTATTTATTCCTTCAATTCTGGTTTCGCATCTTCGCCTTTCTCTGCCAATTCTCCGGTTGCTCTACCGCCCTCTCCACGCTTACCTTTCTTGTGTCCGCCAAATGCATCGCTCTGTACTTTACCCGGTGCCTTCTTTGCCTCGGCTGGTAGCTTTGCGCCTGCTTCTTCGTGTGCCTGCATTGCTGCTCCTGCTGCTCCTGCTGCAATGTCTTCCTGCACTTCTCCGGAAAGCTTACTTAAATTGGTTGTCGCTTTAAGCATTCCTTTGGCTGCTTCCTCTGCCTCCTCGGCAGTAAGTCCTCGTTGCTTATAAGGTGCCCGTATTCCGGTAGTGCCTTTGTCACTACGTGCCTTGCGTTCCTTCTTTTGTTCAGCAACTTCTTCTGCAATGTCAGCTTGTTCAGCCTTAATGGCTTTGATATCCTGGGCGAGTTTGAACTGGTCGGGCGTTTGAATAACCTGCGCTGATGGCGCTGCCGCCGCAGGTTGTGCCTGCTTTGATGCGAGTAAATTGGCGATTAAGTTCTGGCTGCCTCCGGCTCCGCCCATTGGTATATCACGGTTTAACCCGGTCTTATATACCGCTCCAAACGGTCTGCCTGCGGGCTTTCTGGGTCCTTTGGGCTTTCGTGCCTTCTTCTTCTTCTTATCTTTCAGTGGTGCCATATAGTCTATATGTGGAAAATAAATTATTCGTCGGTGAATAATAATTGGTTAAAATTCTTGTAGAATGTATGTGTCCGGGCGTTATACATAAGAAAGTTGTACTGCTTGTCAAACACGAAGTTAAACAACGCCTTTGTCTCTTCTTTCGTTAAACCAAACACTTCCTGGCTAAAACTTTCCGTTTCTACTTGCGACTTTGGCTTAAACAGTATTACTACATCTATCAATGCACGCAACGACTTTGCGAGTGACTTCTGGTTCAATGCACTAATCACTATGTTCAGCTTCATATGACGGTGCTTATTGATAAGCCTACGTAAGTTATACTCCGTTTGCTTGTTCTTTAACTGTTCGCTAAAATCATCAATTACTAAACAACTATTTCCCTCGTCGTCCTTTGTTTTGATGGACTGCTCTATTATTGTGTTAAACGTATCCTGTGTTAAATCGTGATACACTTTTGGGTGTCCTTTAAATGCATGGTCTTCCTCGCTGTCAAATACTTCTTTGGGCGTCGCATACATCACGTTGTCAAATACTTTTCGGTATATACGGTTCTTGCCGGTCGCCTTGAATAAGTTGGCGATAAACGTGGATTTGCCGCTGCCCATACCGCCGCTGACGAATATCACACTGCATTTATCCGGGAAAGGTGGGGGAACGCCTAATGCGTTATCTATGGATTGTTTTGACGGTTTGATTACTAAATCACTCTGTTCTATCTCCTCAATTTTCATTCTTGTTATATTAGTAACAGAAAATATTATACGCTCTCATCGCTTGTTAATGACGATGATGATGGTGTCGTTTCTCCCAACGGTGCTAACTCTAATGGTTCCAACTCTATTAGCCGGTAACCCGTAAGTTGGTCGTCCATCTTCTTTTTCAGTAATATACTTGACTGCGTAAGTTTGATGTACCGGTTATAACTATCATCTATAAATGTCTTCGGTTCTATTGGGCGGTGCTCCGGTTTCAGTGCCAACCATTTAAATATATCCGTTGCCAACTCGTAAAAGTCTTTTGATGATGACAGCGTTTGCTCCATCTGTCGGTTGAGTTGCAGATACAACTCTATGCTGCCTATGATTCCACATATTAGTGCTATTAACGAATTCAGTACGCTAATGATTTCCTGTTTCATAAACGGCTGCAAACCAATGCTGAATATGCTATTCAGTGCGGATAAAATGATGACCGGTAGGCGGTACCACTTTAAACGGGTCTTTAACGTGATGTACCGTTTCTTATGATTGGTGGAATGGGCTGCGGAATTCAAACGAATCCGTTCTAAAATAGTATCAATGTCGTTCATTTATACTATACATATATTTTTATATTTTTACACTCAAAGCCTAAAAGGCCTTCAAAGCCTAAAAGGCCTACTTTTTATAAACCTGTATAAGGTTTTTTGATTTTCTATAAGAGGTTATATAAATTTAGGCCTGGTAGGCTTTTAGGCTTCCGGTAGGCTTTTCTTACTTGGACATAGACACGCTTCCGTCCGCCATATTGTAACTCAAAACCACATCGTACAACGCAAAAGTATCGCACACGCACGCCAAAGCAGTGGCGTAGTGGGTAAGGTTAAGATACACGTTGCTGCTGTTAAGGTCACGTCCGGAAAGGAGTGCGTGACCAGCAGAGTCCTGCATCTCAAAGTTGTTAGCGATGAAGAAAGAACCGGTGGCGGTGGTTCCGGTAAGTTCGCCGAATTGGGTAGCGTTGAACACACAGTCAAAAGCAGTCATATTGGAAGCAGAGAAGACCTTCATTACCTCGCTCAACACTTCGCCGGTATAGACCAAAGAAGCAGATGTCCCCACACGCACAGGAACAGAAGGAATATTCTGTCCATCAACGTTCCACAGGTACGTTTGAATTTGAGGAAGCACACGGTCGCCTACCACGTTACGGACCTCGGGCGCTGCGAGATTCGCAGACAAACGGAAACAGGTCATTAACGCCTTAACAGATGAGAAGCGGGCAGGAATGAGAACGCTGTTAGCGGCAGCAGCCTGAATCGTCGCTTGGTAGTTATTGACGGCAGTGCAGTGCTGTTTAAGTACGCCGCCGGACTGCGCAATCAAAGCGCCCATAGTGCCAGCATCAACGTCCATCACTTCCAACTGAATGGCGAAGTTGGAAATCTTGTAAGCGGCAGCAGTGACAGCAGTGACGTTATCATACTTCAAACCAACGCCAGTAGCAGCCATCGTCATACGGAGTCTAATACCGTCAATTAGAGGTGCGAACTGCTCGGCGCCCATACCCAGCACTGCGGAATGCAGCGGAAGCGAACAACGAACAACAGGTCCATCAACGCCAGATAAGCCGTTAAGCTTAATACCAGCCTTCAATGTGGAAGTAGAACCGGCGAGAATGGTGCTGACAGTAAGGGAACGTCCCAAAGGCTGCAAATCGGCTAAAAGATTCGCATAGACGTTATAGTTAAGAAGATTCTCAACGGACTGATTTTGCACGATGGTTTCCAAAGCCTGAATAACGGAACTGCCGTTACCGTTGGAAAGCGAGAGAATCGGGTCAGTGGAGTAGGTGGCGTTGGCAGTGATGTCAAAGACAATCTGCGACGCTGATGTTATACAGAAGCCGTTACGGACGGCGGGGATAGAAAAGAAGACGTCTGCGGTGGAAGACGAAGAGTTGTAAGAAGTAGCGTTATCGGGGAAGACGCTAATACGACGGGATTTGCCAGGCTGAATGCCTTTGTACTCGGTGAGGTCCAGCTCTCGGGAGATGACAGGGATAGGGCTTGCCATTTATATACTATCAAAAGAAAAGAACTTTAACGTGCTCCGCCTAATTTAATCGGCTCACAACTAAAATTGCTTAAATCTACCTTGTACTCTTTTAACTTCATGAGTAAGTTTATTAAGTTTTCTAAATCTGCTACCCGCTTTTCTAAAATCGCTAAACGTTCATCGGTCGGTTCCATAACTATTATAAAATACTTATAGACTTTTTTTGCTTAATCTCTCTTTGATGGGTCAAATTCGGTAATCTCAAAACTCACTAAAACTTCTACCAGTCCGGTGGCTAATCCCGTAGATGCCGTATGCCTATATACCAACTTCCACGGATTTAATGGTATTTCTTCCACAATTAGGTCACTCGCCTGATAGCTCATTGCAGTGCCTATATTTGTGGGTGTCGTCGCCTCGGCTCCGTTTGTGCTTGTGGTCCCAATAAAAAAATCATTGCTTAAAACGCCTTCATCTACTGTGCCTGAATATGTGCAATGTCCTCCGCCTAAAAAGCCCTGTACGAAGTAGTTATGCGGATTCACTGCTAAACTGCCTGCACGGTAATCGCTGATGTTTGTGCAGCGTATGAGGAATTGATGGTGCGGTGCCTGCTTATAAATGCGTTGGAATTGAAAGTGGAACTCTGCTGCCGGTGTGCTACCTTGGAATGTAGCCTGATACTTTGCTATCGTTCTCATCTAATATACTATAACGTAACATAATATATTATTACTAAACTAACCTTTCATTGTTGCTATTCCTCCCGGTCCGCCTGAAACAACCGTTAATTTCGGCTGATTTGCAGGTTCCGCCTCAATACCCGACGGCGAGTATGATGCAGGATTGCTGCCAATCATTGGCTTAATGGCTGCCGCCGCTTTGGCGAATGGTGCCGCTGCGGGCGCCGCTGCGGGTGGTGGCGGTAACGGCTTAATACCAAAGAATGATTTGCCTTGTGGTATTTGCGAACGGAACTGCTGCACTTCGGCGGGCGTTGCCATTCTGCCCGCCGGTGCATCGCTGCCAATGAACTTGGCGAACTTGCTCGCTCCGCTGCCTATCTGCTTGGCAACGCCTGCCGCCTCTGCTCCCGCTGCGGCTGCCTCCGGTCCCGCCGCTTCTAATAGCGGTGCCGCCTTTCCTAAAAGTCCCGCCGCTTTGTCTGCTCCACTTGCTATGGCAGGAATCGCCTTGCGCTGTAAGAACGTGCCCGCAGTACCGAGTGCGTTGCCTGCACTGCCCACAAACGAACTCCAACCTTTGGTTATGCTACGTCCTAAATTTTTGAAAAAGGATTTAATACCCATTATATACTATTGCTTATATTATAATTTATTTAGCAGCTAATTGAAACAACGCCTTTTCGGTTTCTCTACGCTGCTGTGTAATCAAACTGGGTTGCTCGTCTGGCATATTCTTCTCACTAAAATCTACTCGCACGACAATAAACCAATCCGGGTTCCCAACCAATTCCAACGGAGTGTAATCATCGTTTAATAACCGGACTCTTAAATACGTTAAATCACGGTTACTGATTTGACTAAAAAACGGCGTGGCGTTGAAGTATTGCAAAATCTTTGTTGGCACGCACGTGATTGGTATGCGGGCGAGTGTGGCGCCGTTACTACCCGAGTTATCTCTGTTCGGCGTTTGCACGTTATCCAACTGGATAACTATACCTAATGTGCTCGTGAGATTTACCACTTTCGTCATCGTCGCCGGGCTCGTGTATGAACCCGCCACAAAACCGAGGTTCTTCATCATTGTGCTTGAATCTATTGTAAAAGATGCGGGCGTTGCTATGATGGTTATCAGGTTGGTATTTGAGTTGTACGTAAATGAAACACTGAATGTATTAAAATATGCGTTTAACAATGTTATCACTTGACTTATAATGTAATTGCCTGGTGGTAATGTATAAGTGTTCCCGTTTATCGTAACGCTGTTGTTCTTGCTATTTACCATATTGATAGAAATAGGAATACTTGCCTGCTCCAAACCAATCACAAAATGAGACGAATCTGCATTGCTTAATAGAAGCGGCTGGAAGTAAAAGTTGATGTCAGTGTTTAATGTCGCTGAATTTGATACTAAATTCTGTCCTTGTGTTGAAAGGAATATCTTTGCTGAACTATGTGTGAATGGATTACTCATTTACATATAGTTATATTTTAATATGCCTTGCGAATAAATTGTCGGGGCTGTTTTACTTCTACCGGTGCGGGTGCGGGCGCTGGCGCTGGCTCTGGCTCGGGTTCTGGTGCGGGTGCCGGCGCACGCTTCTTGTTCTTAATGATTATAACCGGTGCGTCATCTTCGTCGCTGTCGCTCTCATCTTGGAACTGGATTACTGTGGGCTTCTTCTTCTTCTTGGGCTTCGGTACTTCCGGCACAATTATTTGTTTCTTGGGCTTGGGCATTTCCTGCTCTGCTTCTTCTTGCTGCTCTCGCTGCCTAACTGCTGCACGTACTTCTCGGGCTTTGGCTAATGCATCTAACTGCCGCTGTGTAACCTGCCGCTTTGGCTTCTCAATTGCACTGGCTCCTGCTCCTTCGGTGATTTCAAACAACGTCTGTTCTTCGCTATCTGTGTCCATCTATATAATGTACAAAGATATTATTCCCGCCCATTTTATCCAATATAAATGGCTAAACAACTGTTCAGGTCCGGTTTCAGCTTGTCTATATAAAACTGTTCTCGGGTCCTACGTTCAATAGCATCTTCCGTCTCAATGACTTCCAACGCTTCTATTTCCCATTCCTTAAATCCGCCGCTCTCCAATATGCATTTATATACCTTGCGGTTGGGTGCTTCAAATGACTTGTTCTTGTGTTTCCTTAATCGTTGCTCTAATGTCTTCGTTGTACTGCCCACGTAGAATGAGTCACAACTTTTGCTAAATAATCGGTAGATGGTTGGCATTCCCTTTTATCTTATGCGGAGATATTATTTTCAGGCGGTGTCATAGAAAATAGTTGGAATCCGTCCAATACGTCCAACAGTTCGTTACGTGCCAAATCGCCGATGGTCTCGTAGTGATGGATATGGTCACATAAAAACTCCTTCTGTTTGTCCGGTAAATAGTGCGTGTTCTTTACAACTAACATAAATACACGCTTGAAATCATCAGGCATGCTTTGCGAAAAAAAGGTGCGACTTAACCTTAAATGTTTTTCTTCCTGCATTTTTATATATGGATATTTTATTTTGTCCTAAATTGCTTTTTCATTGCCTTAATCGCATCTTCTTCGGTTGCTTCCTGATAGAGATACACGCAGCGTTTGCGTCCGCACTGCCAACAATCTACGTCGCCATCATCATTAGATGCGGTGCATTTATTGCAGATGTAAAAGTCGTATATGACTTCGTCGTCTTCCTCGTTGCTCATCTTACTTGCTTACTTGTTGTTGTTTGATGCTATTAATTGTTGTCAATAAAATAGTTCAATTTTCTACGGCTTTTTGTTACGTTTTGTTACATAAAATATTTCCTATCAATGTCACGGCATTTGTTCTGGAATTCGTTACTGAATCTACATAATTCATACTTAATCTCATCAATCAATAGTTGTTTGCGTTCTCCTAATGGTATTTCTGGACGTTTCATATCCGGTAAATGAACTCGCCACTCGTGTGGCGGCGTATAATAATCGTCATTGTTATAAAACTCCACTTTAAGGATTCTTATTAGCGATAATAATCTGGCTTGTTGCAACTTCTTCATCAGCATATGCAGCGGGTCCTGGATTTCGTTCATTGTTATAATATGGCTGTTTTGATGCTTAATATAATTCCCCGATTGACAATTCAATTTTTTACGATTTGTATGCTCCACGTATATCAGCAATAATATATGCATCGTTATTTATCTGCCGCATTATGCAATCGCCTACATACCCACGCCTAAATACGAACCACGCATATAATGTCATTCCGCCTTTATAACGCCCATCATCACTCGCTTCGCTGGTTAGCGTTGAGAAACGTGTGAAAGGATATATGGCTGCTAACGGATACTCTGCATCTTGGTATATCTTATACCGTTCCTTACCATTAAGGTAGTTCAGCGGAAACAAACATATAATCTCGTGGCGGGCGATTTGCTTCATCTTATCCATAAACCGGACGAAGTTCTTAATCCCGTACGGAATATTCGTAATAATCGTATCTACGACTTCATTCCAATCAAAAAAGTCGCCGACGCCGTCCTTTTCATAAATATTATAACGAACATCAGTGAATCCATTCCTATATAATACTGTGGGAATTGTTTTGTGTGTAGAACAACACGGTTCTAAAATACTATTTGTTTTGGGTATGTCGTGATGCTCTAATAGCTGCTGTACCATAGAAAAAGGCGTTATATATTCGTCATTTTTGTTTCTTTTTTCCGCCGGTTTCGCTATGTTTTTAAATACCATATATATGTTACATAGAATAATCTCCTATCTATTCCTCCTCCTCCTCCTCCTCGTCCTCGTCTTCGTCTTCTTGCGCTTCGGTTGATATTTTTACACGGCACATTGGGCATTTTAAGTGTCCGTTCATATTGGTAATGCATCGCCCGCACACTACGTGATTGCATTTTGAAAAGTGGGTCTTTGTATGTTCGTAACACACACAACACTCACTTGCTCCTTTTCCGGGTTTGGCTTTGCCCAATGACGCCATTTTGGCTAATGCTTTAAATGGTAACGGTAGGACTTTGTCCTCTGTGAAATGTCCTTCATAGTTATTGTATTTTAGATTCTCAATGCTATTAAATATGGATTCCATTGCGTTGCGAATTGTATCCTTGGTAAAGCAAACGTCTTTACAAAATTTAAAATCGTCACCCAATGGATACATAAATTTATTAGGACAGAACCAACTGATGTTGTCGCTGTATTCACACTTACGTATGACAATAATTAACTGTATGCTTTGTCTATACATTTTGACAATCATATGTTCTAATCTTACGCCATCAATGCTGTCAATCGGTATTTCTAATTCTATGTATTTTAGCTCGCCACAATGATGAATATTGCTTGTCTTTCTATCACTCATTAAGTCAATGTACTTGCTAAATAGCCACTCGGTCATTTGGTTGATTTCTTCCTGGTTTGCGCTCATTGTTACTTGCTTTTGCTTGTTTTGATGCTATTAATTGCAGAAAAGTTGTTCAATTTTCTACGCCTTTTGTTACGTTTTGATGCTATAAATGTATGCCTGTAACTAAAATCAATTTTTTACATTTTGCGTAACAAACGTGTTACGATGATATAATCCTCCAATAATAACCGTGTGCTAAATCGTCCTCGTATGGTTCCTGCCTCATTATGCATATGGGTCCTAAATGCTCCATGTACTCCGTTATGGTATCACCGTACGTCACCGCCTCCCCATCAGTATAGAACATACGTGTCCAACTTTCGCCGCCAAACTCAAAAAAGTACAGCGGCATATATATAGAATTCCTACATTTTATCCTCCATTTCCTTATTAATAAAAGTAACATATTAGTAATATTACTACAATGTTATGTTTTTGATGAAAGGCCTAAAAGACCTTAAAGGCCTAAAAGACCTACTTTTTATAAACCTGTATAAGGTTTTTTGATTTTCTATAAGAGGTTATATAAATTTAGGCCTCGTAGGCCTTTTAGGCCTTTTAGGCCTCCGGTAGGCTTTCCTCCTCCTCCTCCACCTTTTCCTCCTCTTTTTCTATCAATTTAACACCCGAATAAACACCTTTACTGTTCTTGTATTTTTTTTGACTATCATATGTAACTTTCAAAGACAAACACGCAATTATATCTTTAAACACCGTCATACTGATATTTAACACCGACAGCTGATAATCCATTTCCTTCTTGTTTATTTTTGCATCAGGACCAAACTCAAACACTTGTAGTATATTGTCACGCATCTTATTATTGTCCGCAACAACTTCTTCGGTATCACCCGCCCAATCCGCCGGATAAGGCTTTAACTTGTAACCATCATCTACAAACATCTTGCAGTATGGATATAATAAGTCCATCATAGCAAACTTGTACTTGTTCTGTAAGAGTTCCTTGAATGACACGTCCATCTTGAATTTACAATTCTCATAATCATCTTCCACATTTTTATCACTGAACTCGCTGTCCAATTGCATCATCTTCAATCGGCGTGCAATGCCATTGTCAGCATTTATGTTCAGCGTGTTATTGGACACAATAAACAGTTTGAGGTTAATAGCCATCGTATCCATTCCACCATAATTAACCTTGTAACGCTCGGTCGTACCATCAGCCATATTCTTTATAATGTCAGCGTCCTGCTTACTCTTTTTGAGTTCATTGACCCACGCAATGCGGAAACACTTCCAACTTGATATTTCTTTATGACGGCTGCCATATGTCGTTTCAAACAGGTTACTTTCCAACTTGATAACATAATTAGGAATGATTGCTTGTAACGCCTCAAAAATCACAGACTTGCCATTAGACGCCTTTTGCCCACGTAAGCACCAAAACGCCTGCAATTTAGATGCATCACCGGTTAATGCATATGCAACACTTGATAAGTAGAACTCCAAATGTTCAGGCTTCATATTGCAAATTTTTAACATCTCGTGACGTACAAACTCAACATCGTCAGGATTCGCCTTTTCATAATTGTATGGGATTGTCTGCGTTAATAAGTCGGTAGAATATAATCCGTGTCTAAACTTCAATGTCTTCAAATCCAGTATGCCATTCTTATATGCCATCTTATACGGCTGCAAATCCAATGTGCTTTCAAACGAACTATCATACAATTCCGTCTCTAAAATGTTAATGAGTTGGGCGGTAAATGCACCTTTACCGACGTCCTTGTAAAATGCCTTGTACTTCTTGATGCTATCCTCAAAGTCCTTCTTTTTAGTTTCATCAGGAGTCCTTTCTTTCATTGCAGACATCACCGTACAGCTTTCGTCAATTCTGTCTTGAACGTGTGATATAATGATAGAATGCGGCTTTTTAATGGCCCGCCACAAACTAATCTTTTCGTCAAACATAAACCATTTACCGTTGCAGAATATAAGGTCACGGCGCAGTTGGTCAGCAATGTATTTCGCTGTGTCATTCTCGCCTCTCGCCAATATTTCTAACGGCAAATATTCATCGTGCTTTATACGCCATTCGCTGTAACCGGCGTGATTTACCTCCTTGGCAATTGCTTTTAATCCTGCCAACGGAAACGTCTTATTAGATGCAATGGCGTCCCAGGTATTGCTTGCGTCGGCTAACTTGCTCTTGTCTTTTTCTGCGATTTTAGTCCAGTCCATTAACACGGTCTTATCGTAACCGTTGGTCTTTAACATACCTGCAATGTGGAACCAGTTCTTAAAACTAACTGCAAACTTCCCATTGATTATTTCGTTCCCAATCACGTTGTATAACAACTGAACCCATTTATCGTCGGTATCCATAACCGGTTTCGTTTCCTCCTTTTTATTTTCCAACTTCTGTTTTGTCACGGTTGTTTTTGGCGACTTTTGTTTAGACGCACTATATTCGGCAAAAAGTCCCAATATAAACGGATAGACCGGCGAATCCTCGGTTAGTACGTAGAACGGTTCGTCGTTTTTAAATGCACGTGCCTGACACGCCTTTTGTTGAATTTTGCACGTGGTTATAGATGGCGGAATAACCTGCTGATGCTTGTTACCCATAAGCACCTCTAACTCGCCGATTTTAATCTTGCTGCCAACCTGTTCTACCTTACTAATGATTTCAGGTACATTGGTATAATCAATCAGCACATTGGCATTGCCTTTCGTAGAACTACAATACCAACCGTCGTGCTTATCCACAATGTTGGCATACTCGTCCAATTTACGTTTAGTGTATGAACAACCCATACGTTCGCCGGTTGTTTTATCTGCCTCACCACAGCAGTCAAAATCTAACGTCATAATGTAACGACCGTTTTCCTGCTTACCCATTCGCATTCCCCAGAGATTAGATTCCATATTATGTTCTCGCTTCAATGCATCTACGGATAATTCACTCCAACTACCCATACCATTACCGTAACGATTAACCGGCTTCTTGTCCTTTCCAACATTGAACAGCGCAAACTTTTGTGAGATTAGAGTACGAATGATTTCCATTGTCTATATACTATCTAAATATATTATATTTATATCAATTATAATATAAATATACTTTGCCTACATTAATTCAATTTTTTGCGATTTGACATTTGCTAAATACCAATCGGGCGGGTTTTCCGGGTCTATGACATATTGTTGTTTCTCTTGAATTTTCTTTTCACGCATGTCCTTTTGATGCTGCTGTATGCGCTCTCGGTTTTTGAAATACCACTCACGTTTGTAATCGCTTGGGTCGTAGCGGATATGCGTATTTAGATTAGCTTGCAATTGATTAATCCAATACTGTTCTCTATCTAAAATGTCTTGTTTTGATTTTGCTAAATACTTTTCTACAATTTCCATATTCCAATTATCCCACCCACCATTTTCATCTATAACCTGATATAGCAACATATTCTTTTTTTTGCAGTCACTCTTGTGTCCGTACTTGCGGCGAACAATGTCGGTAGTTTGTCCCACATATATATCTTTACAGGTTTCGTCTTTACAACTGATTTTGTAAATTACACTGTTCTCATAGTTGATGTTGTTCTTCGGCATAATATCTTATATATAATATGGATATTATTTTTATATCATTTTACCATTTCATCTATTTTATCCAGCGCCGCCCCACACTTTTGTTCTCGCAACTTTTCCCTAAATGCGTCGGCTTTCTCGTTGAGTTTGATTAAGTCCTGTTCTCGCTTCTTGGTTTTCTGCTGCTGCAAATTGGGCTTCTTCTTTGGCGGCATATACATTAAGGCGACACAATCTTGGACAGCGCCAGAACCAAACCATCTATTTGTTTCTGCATCGCTTCCATCTGTGTCTGTTGCGTTTCTATCTGCGCCTTTTGCGTTTCACATTTGACGTTGAGTTCCTGTATAGCCGATAAATAAAGGTTTGTAAATTCACCACCCACTGATTGGGGCTGTATATCGCCGTCGGGCGTTAATTCGTCCTTCTCACCCAAAATTATATTACTTAACTCGGGAAACAACTCGGCGACTTCATGCGCAATGAACCCGTGCGAAAGCCCATTTTTTTTGAAAATGCTGATGTTCTTGAACTCATATTCATAAGTCTTGATTTTACATAGGCGGTCTAACACCGGTCGTGCGGGAACTATATTTTCCTTTATACGATAATCACTAACTATGCTCATATTACCGAGTCTCGTATTATCTATATAAACGTTTAGCCCCCCCACAGGCACGTTCCAGCTATAATTGAAGTTGTTACTTACATATACGCCGGTCGCCCCGGCTTTGCATTGATATCCCCTAAGCGCCCTCAGTGTGTCTTCCCTAAATTCGTAAAAAAGTGCTCCACCTATATAAAAATCATAACTGAACCCACCGGGTATTTCCAAACTCATTGCTGTATTTGCCGGGTCGTGTCTAATTTTTATTTGGTTTGTATTTCCCAACTGCAATGCTGTGTTGTTTTGGAATGAGTAAAATCCTTCTGCTCTAATTTGCGCATAGCCCACACCGCCAATTTGAAAATTATGGACCCAACCTGAGGGAATGCGGTATTGACCAGCTAAACCAGCGCTGTCGTGTTGTAGTATAAATTGTCCTCCCGTTGTTCCCATTGCTAACGCACAATTATCCGTAGGCATATTTAACGCAAACTGATTTAAGAATGCTATATCTACGCTATTACGCTTGAAATTGTGAGTTCCATTACCGCCGTTATTACTACAATTATATATTAGATTGGTAAGGTCGCCAGTAATCCAATTGTTTCGTGAATAATCGGTATAAAATCGTGGGAACGCTGCGGGCAATGTAGAAACGCCCATTTGTATCCCCGCCGCATCTACATTACATATTCGGGCTGCTCCAATGAAAAACCTATGCTGTGCTGTCGCCAATGCCTGATAATTCATATTACCCGATGCATCGCATTGTATGCCGTTATTAAATGCGTCCCAATATATCCACTTGTTATTTAATATAAACACATTGTTCTCGCTTCGTAAGCCGTAAGAACTATCGCCCAAAGTCAAAACCTGCGTTCCATTCACGCTCCATTTGTGTTTGTAACCAGTAGCGACATCGTAATCAAATGTGCTCGTGGTTGTATTTTTCGTTATATACGCTTCATTGGTAGTATAGCCTTCCCACCAGGTAAGCCGTGAATTATTTTTCATATTAATTCTCACAGCGGGACGTATTTCATTTGTTTCTACTTCTAACTTCGTGTCGCCGTCAATGTCCCATTTATATTGAAAGCCAAAAGGTATTTCGTGTAAGAACCAATCAAAGCTTGTGTATTCACGTATAACAATCCCTGACGGAAACGTGAGTATCGTCCCGTTTGCATCATTGCTTATTTTGAACTTTTCAACATTATTAATCCTAAAAGAATGGCTGTTATTCGTCGGCACATCACTAATGAGTTGCGTCCCACTATCACGAATGGAACACCGCTTACCATTGAAATAAATACGCTTACCGCTCTCAATATTCAGCCCATCAGTATCAATGTATAAGTTTGGCGAACCTCCAATGAAAAAGTAATGCCCGCCGCCCGTAATATCGTAATAAAGATTTGGTAATGTGTAATTAATATTAGCGGGGGAAGAAGTCCCGAAAATCAATTGTCTTGTGTTGTTTAATCTAACATTGGAGTTGAAAATTTTTTGACCAGTAATGGTTTGCCCCGTCGTAAGTGTGACAAAGTTCCCATCAACGTAATTTTTATTCACGAGTTGATTTGCGATAGTCGGCGTAGCCGATGATTGTGGTAATGCAGTAAATGATTTAATACCGCTTGTTATGGTTTGGTTAGTGGTTAAATCCACATAGTTAGCCAGGTCAGCAATTGTAGCGAAGTCGGTCCCGCCGGTCATAGATAGAACATTTGTTTGAGTGTAGTCCATTATTTTAATATATGTAGATATTATAATATGGACGATACCGAGAATACACCAGTGAATCCCCCACCCAGCACCAGCGATTTAGCCGCTGCCGCCGAAGCATCTTACGGAGATGTCCCACCGATGGCTTATACTAAATTAGATGCGTACAGCAATCCCGAGATTTCCACATTTAAGCACAAAGAAAAAGCTCATTATATCATAGCTCACAAAGGCACTGATTTGTCCAACCCAAACACTGCACGTAAGGACGTGCGTGCAGACTTGAATATTGCGTTGGGCAATAAGGAAGCCGACAGAATGCACAACCGTCGTACGAAGCAGACGGAACAAATCATTAAGAAACTCAAAAAGGAAACGCCGGATTACGATGTATATTTAGCGGCGCATTCTCTTGGAGGAAGTACTGCGGCGCATGCAATGGCAACCAATAAATATGTGCGTGATAATGTAAAAGAATTACACACATTTAACTCCGGTAGTTCTGCACTACAAAAGCCGCCCAGTGTTACGGCAGAAGTGAGAGACGAACTGATGAAGAAAAGCACACATCACAGAGTAAAAGGCGATGCGATTAGCGAACACGTGGAGAAGAACCTGATAGGTAAGCAGAAGATGTATGAAAGTAAGAAGAAGCCCAGTATTGCAGACCACGTGCTTAAACTTGCTACACCACTATTGAAGAAGACATTTGTGGGACGTGCATTTGGTTATGGCGTGAAGAAAGTATTGGATACGCTACGTGCGCATTCTATCAGCAATTTCACACGTAAATAATATGTATGTATTGTATAATGAGTTTAGCAGATTATTCCAATATTAAGGTTGTGCAGCGTATGGCGGATAAGTACGATGTAGGTAAGGTATTGCCATCTACACGTAAGGCGAGTAAATATATGATTCAAAGCCCTGACGGTAAGATGGTTCATTTTGGCGCAGCAGGTATGGAAGATTTTACAAAACACAAAGATGAGGAACGGCGCCGGAAGTTTAGGCAACGGAACGCAAAGTGGGCTGATGCTGCCAAATATACGCCCGCCTATCTATCGT